CAGATTATGATCTAAATTCTTCAATTAAATTTGGATTTAAACATCCATCTGGAAATTGGGTAACATATGCACAGTTAGATAGAAATCCAACGGGAGACCCACTTTTCACAATAAATAATGGTTGCGCGTTGTATATTGATGGTAATATGCAAACATCAGCGGCATCAAATGCTATTTTTCTAGGACCTGCTATTTTTCAAGGACTGTTTACTGGTGTCACATCTTCCTTTACTGGATTATTGAGTGCATCAAAAGGTATTAGTGCAGCAGGTGGTGTGACCTTCTCAGGAAACTTTAGTGGTGCAACAGGATCATTCTCTAGACTACTGACTGCAAGTGCGGGTATTAGTGCTTCTGGTGGTGCTACATTCTCAGGAACTGTAAGTTCAGACACAGGTTATAGAATATCATCAAGTGCCTTTAACACGCAAACAGGAACTACATATACTTTTATTGCAGCAGATAATGGAGAAATAGTTACATTTAACAATGGTTCCACTATAACAGTTACAGTACCCACAGGACTCCCGGTTGGATTTAATTGTACCGCAATTCAACTTGGCACAGGATTAGTTGGATTTACAGCAGCATCTGGTGTGACTTTAAATGCTTACGCAAGCGGATTAAAAATTGCTGGTCAGCATGGTTCTGCGGCATTAATATCATATGCATCAAATGTATATAATTTATCGGGAACCTTGACTATATGATATCAATCCCATCAAGAAAACCAGTACTCACCAAATCTCCATCAGCAGACTATTATGAAGGAACAATAGTACAAAGTTCGGTGACATGGAGAATAAGACTTTCCACTTCTACTGGGTTTTATAAAATTGAATGGTGGGATGGAACTACTTCTACTGCCGCAAATGGATCTTTTGTTTCCAAAGCAGTAGTAGCCCCATATACTAATCTTACACCAAAACCATTCAAGGTTTATTCTATAGATAATACTACAAATCAAAGAAAAATAGGTTATATAACTGAAATATGGCATCACCGGAGTGGAACCTCAAGAAGTCAAACAAGCACTTCAAATTTTCGTAACTGCCCAAGATTACAAAAATTGTATATGTTTTCCACTTTGGGAGTAGGACAAGAAATAAGACCATCAACATTAGATCTGTCTGGATTAAAGGAACTCACAGATTTAAGAATTGGTGCTACTGACTCCGGTGCATATTCAGGTTCAAATGGTGCTTCTAACAGTACATTAACTTCTGTAGATGTCTCTGGTTGTTCTTCTTTACAATATTGTTATGTATCCAAAAGCAGTGCGTTAACAAGTGTTACCGGATTGAACTCTGCCGCAAATTCTTTGATAATTTTAGTGTTAGCTTCTAATACGAGCTTATCTTCTCTTAGAATTCAAAATTGCACTTTTAATACTCCATCTACTTATACTTATGGTGGATACAACTACTTGTATTCTGGTGGAGCAGATATATCATACTGTGCATTTAATGGTGCTGCTCTAGATCAAATATATACGGATTTGGCAGCAGGCGATGGTTATCTACTTGTAAGTAACAATACTGGAACCTCGACAGATAATCCCTCTATAGCAACCGCAAAAGGATATACCGTATTAGGTTCATAAAATGGCATATTACATCACTCCAAACTACAGCGTATCTCTTATACCAAAATCAGGGTGTTCTACTATAGCAAGACTTGTGTTAAAGTCTTTTTATCCAGACAAAGAAAATTTAATACAAACCGGAGCATACCCAGAAGGAAAAGGACCGGACAACACATTATGGCAAGGGTTTACTCCAAAAGAAAGATATCCATCAAAACCTGTTATATCTTTTATAAGAGAACCAATTGAACGATTCTTGTCAGCAATGTCACAAGAAAATCTTATTGATGTTGATTTAACCATAGATTCAATAATAAATAGCACCATATTGCCACCACAAAATTTAAATGGAAAAAGAAAAGAAAGAGTGCTTTCCAAAAATCCTCATTTTAGTCTTCAGATTAAACAAGTTACACCAAATGCAAAACTTTACAAGTTTCCCGATCACCTAACAGAAGGATGTGTAGAAATAGGATTTGTTGGCGATTTGGTACAGATAAATTCAGCAAAAAGACCAAAACCACCTTTAACACAAAATCAAATAAATACATTGAACGAAATATATGCAGAAGATATTATGCTTTATAATTCAATAGTATTGCCGGGAATTGTTACTGGACAAGTTTGGTCTCAATATTCTCTACCACCAGAACCAGTAGATGATGAAATATTGTCTGATTCTTGACAAGTATCTATATTATGATATAATAATCACATGTTCCTAGACTACTTCAAAGTTTCTCCAAATATTCCAGATCCGAACTTTCAGACCAGAATGGCTGCGTGTTTTGATCTTGCCGCATACATTCCACCAAATGAAAAAGTAAAAATTTATGATGGAAAAAAAGAAAATTTGTTTCTTCCAGACCATGACGGAGAAAAGGGTTCATACATTACTCTAATGCCTTCTGAAAGGGCTCTAGTTCGCACAGGCTTGACTTTTAACGTGCCCCAAGGATATTCTGTCCGAATACACCCTAGATCAGGAATGGCTCTTAAATACGGTCTTACGCTTGCAAACTGTGAAGGTGTAGTAGACGAAGATTACACCTATGAGACCAAACTTATCATGATCAATACTAGCACAGATCCTGTTAGAATCTATGATAGAGATCGTATTGCACAGGGTGAACTAGTGAAGTACGAACAGCCAAGGCTCATGGAAATTTATACAGAACCGAGTCTGAAGTCAGACCGTATCGGTGGGTTCGGTAGTACTGGAGTCAGTTGATTTCTTTTTAGAAAATTTAATTGACTTAAATTCTTTCCAAACCAACCAGACTACGAATACGACAACTGGAAAATACCAGAATGCCCATTCAGATGCCTTGTCTGGAGTATTGAAAAAAGAATTTTCAGAGACTGTGTGAATATGTTCACCAGTCTTTGTCTTTAATGTGACGAATTCAGGACTAGTACATGAGGCGAGAAAGAGAATGATTGGAAGTAAGTATTTCATAAAATTTTTGATCCTTTGCTACAATTTTCCGATTCCCACAGTGGTTGTAGATTAGTATAATAACACAATTTATATATTTTATCGATATCATTTTTAGCACTTGCTAAAGGAATTATGTGATCGATATGCCACCCTTTATACCCATAATTATCCCACGACATTCCCGGTTTAAATTTGGATTCAATATAAACTTTAATGTTTTCTATCGAACACCCTAAAATATCAATTGTATGTTTATTTTTTATTAATTTGTGTTTAATTACTGCGTTTCTAATACGATCTCGTAATTTCTTTTTTAATGCATAAATTGGATCATTTTGCATTCTTTGTTTGTGTTGTAAATTTCTACGTTTTCTATTTTTAATTTTAGTTTGTTTACTAGTAGTTTTAATTTTTTCCATATTATTTAAATAATATTCAGCACGATATGCTTGATAATATAGTTTATTTTGTTTTTGATTCTCAATTACTTTTTTATCAATTTTTTCTTTATTCTTTAAATAATATTTTTTAGCACATTCTTTTTTATGATTTTTACATGCAACACATCTACAACCTTTTATATAGGCAGTTTGTGAAGACTGTGTTGGATAAGAACATACCGTATTCATTTTTATTTACTTGCTGCTGCTGAACCAAAGTAGAAAGAAACAATTGCTAATAATACTTGACGATTTTCTTCAGCCAAGAAATAGCCTGGAACTTCTACAAAATATCTTCTAGTAGTTTCTGGAATCATACCAAAAATAGAATCTGGTTGTTTTTGTGAAAATTCTACAAAGGTAGGAATACCAAAGAACGGTAATACAAATGGAGCAGCAACAACAGCAAATAGGCATGAAAGGACGATAAGACGGCGAACATTTTTGCCAATATCTATCGGAACTCTTAAAGCCGCTTTATCTTGATTTTCTGTAGTACGTGCATTTGCTTGTAATAGTCTGTCAAATGTTTCTTTCTGATCTTGTGCTCTTTGAGCCCAATATTTAAAAAGAAACCCAGTTACCCCTCCACCCAACAATGCGATAAATTGTTCAGACATAATATACCTCAGTTCTTTTGATGTGAAAGTTGAATCTCGATTGACTCTTTGATAGCCTTAAAGTGTTTCATTAAAATTTGTTCTTCTTCTACCTGTGGCTCAAAATCTTCATGCCATTGAAGTAAAATAAATCCAATATTAACACCTTTATTTTTTAATGGCAGACAAGCATAATCTAAAACATTTTCATCTTCAAAGAACCCTTTAACGTAACTTTCAGGTAATGATCGAAGAGGATAAATTAAACTTTTGTTATCTACCACATGGACTAGTAAAGGAATAAACATTGAACATAAACTTCCTTTAAGAAGTGCTACTTGTGAGGTATAACCTTTGTGAGTTGATTCGTGAGTTACAGAAAATTTACGCATGGAAATTCCATCCATCGTATATTCCCCATTATGAAACTGTATAATACTGGCTCTCATGCACTTAGTGGTAACTCTAAGTTCTGTTAATAATTCATGAATTTCTGTATGAATTGCAATAAAATTGTCTGTTTTTATTCTAGACTTTACAAATTTCATAATTCCATATACACCACCAATAACACCTACCATAATAAGAGAAATGATGTCTATAAATTTGGTATAATCGATGAGAGATAACAGCATATATTAGAACTCCATGTTGTGCATTAATATTTATATTCTTGACTATGGGGTAGATTCTGGTATAATGTACACCATGACTAGAGATGAACTATTTCAACTACATGAAGACATTTGCCGTCGAGCATTAGTAATAATGCGTCACAAGTCCGCAGATTATGCATCCGGAACAGATCCGTTTGCTAATTTTAAGAGAGGAGAGATTCTTGGCTTTGCAAGTGCGGAAGAAGGATTAATGTTGCGTGTGATTGATAAAATTTCACGTATTTCCACCTTTCTAAAGAAGGGTGAATTAAAAGTGGGAAATGAGAGTGTTCAAGACAGTATTCTTGATGTAATTAACTATATGATTCTACTACAGGGCTTGCTGGAAGACAAAGAAACCAAATAATTATGAAATTTTATACAGCCTGTGCACTTAAAGGGAACAAAGTTCTTGTTCGCGGCTATCGTAATGGTACCCGCTTTACAGATACTGTAGCATTTAAACCATCGCTGTATGTCCGTACCGACAAACCAACCAAGTATACCACTTTGACCGGTGTCAAAGTTGGTCGCATTGAATTTGAAACATTATATGAATGTCGTAAATTCCTTGATCAATACCGAGAACTAGATGATTGCCCAATTTATGGAAACACTGATTTCATCACTCAATATATCATGGAGACTTATCCGTCTGAGGTGGAATACGATCTTTCCAAAATCAAAGTAGCATACCTTGACCTTGAATGTGAGACAGAAGGTGGATTCCCTAACCTTGATGCCCCTAATGAGCGCATAAATTTAGTTACTATTCGTATTTCTGGTGTCAATTATGTGATCACCATGAAACCGGTCAAGCTTCCGGATTGTAAAGTTATTTTGGTTGCATCTGAAAAAGAATTGATTAAAAAGATTTTTGATATTCTGAAACACTGTGACCCAGATATTTTGACTGGGTGGAATATTAAACTCTTTGACATGCCATATATTATTGGTCGTGCTAAACTTTTCTTTGATGAAAAAGAAATTCAAGGATGGATGCCATTTGGTCTGATGAAAATGCGTATCACCAATATTGGTGGTAAAGACTACACACTATATGAATTTCCTGGATATACCATTCTGGATTACATGGATTTGTACAAGAAGTTTTCTGGGACCAACCAGGAGAGTTACGCCCTAAATAATATAGCAAAGGTAGAACTAGATGAACAAAAACTGGACTATACCGAGTATGGGTCTTTGCGTGAGTTTTATACGCAAAACTTTCAAAAGTTTGCTGAATACAATATCCAAGACGTGGTCTTGGTTGAGCGACTTGAGGATAAACTAAAGTTAATTGATCTCGCAGTTTCGATTGCATACGAAGCCAAGATCACTTTTGATACAGTCTTCTTTGCTACTCGTATTTGGGAAACTATTTGTTGTGACTATCTTGCCAAACAAAACATTGTTCCCCCATTGAAGACAAAGTACGCTAAGGACGAGCAGTTCATTGGTGCATATGTTAAGGATGTCATTCCCGGTCTCTATAAAAATGTTGTGAGTTTCGATGCAACATCTCTGTATCCATCTATTATCATTGGTTGGAACATTTCACCTGAGACCTGTATTGTCAAGAATTCATCATTGAATGCAGATGACTTTTTGCGTAGTAATCGTAAAGAGATTCCGGATATGATTCAAGATGCTATTGATCAGAATGCATGTTTGGCTTGTAATGGGTCAGTCTTTTCAAATGGTGTAAAGGGATTCATTCCTACTTTGATTGAGATCACCTTTAATCAACGACAGGAAGCCAAGAAGAAGATGATCAAGTTGGAGAAGGAATATGAAATATCCAAAGATAAGAATCTCATTCCTCTGATTGCTGCTCTCAAGATTCGTCAGTCCGTGAAGAAGATTCTAGCAAACAGTCTGTATGGCTGTCTTGGTAATCCTGCATTCACATACTCTTCTCCTGAACTTGCAACTGCGGTTACTGTGACTGGTCAGGTTATCATTCGATCTGCCGAAGAGCAGATGAATGCCTATATCAACAAGGTTATGAAGAACAAGATCACAAAGGATTATGTAATCGCTGTTGATACTGATTCAGTGTACTTAAATCTCGAAGATATTATTTCTAGAGTTTCTGAAGGTAGTCCAATCAAGGATGTTACTTCCTTTATTGATAATATTTGTGAAAATAATATTCAAAAAGAATTGACTGGAAGTATGAGCATACTTACAACCAAATTAAATTGCCTCGCTAATAAAATTGTATTTAAACGCGAAGCAATCGCATCAGTTGGATTGTTTGTTGCCAAAAAGAAATATGCATTGTTGTTAAATGACCTTGAGGGTGTTAGATTTGGTGAACCTAAGTTGAAGATCATGGGTCTTGAATCTGTTCGTAGTAGTACTCCGGGTATCGTTCGAGCAAAACTCAAAGAATGTATCATGATTATCATGACACAGAATGAAGAGAAGTTACGTAAGTATGTCAATACATTTTACGATGAATTTATCAAGTTACCTATTGAGGATATTGCTTCACCAAGAGGTGTTAAAGGTATTTCAAAGTACAGCAGTAATGATGATATATATAAAGGTGGTACACCAATAGCAACCAAAGCAGCATTGTTACACAATGCATATCTTAAAAAGTTACATATCGACAAAACAATTCCTTCTATCAAAGAAAATGATAAAATCAAATTTGTTTTTGTTAAAGTTCCAAACCCATATGGAAAAAATGGTAAAGATGGTGTGATGGGCTTTATCAATAAATGTCCTCCTGAATTTGAATTAAAAAAATATATTGATTTAGAGAAACAGTTTGAAAAAACATTTTATGAACCTCTCGACAATATTTTACAAGTTATTAAATGGTCGATCAGTAACAAAATTACACTTGAATCTTTTTTTGGATAATACATAAGAACGGAATGTTAAGAAATGGTAAAGACCTTTAAATCTAGATATGGTGATGAACGAATCCTTAGAAAACGTAAAGACGGAAACTATACTCTCGAAGGTCACACCTTATTTTCTAGGAGTGGCGATGGTTTATTTGACTTTGAAGGTGGTCCATGCATTATGGTTGGTGATAGACTACTTGACATTGTCAATGACGTAGATGACGTAATTATAGAATCAGTTACTATTGATGGCACTATAGTTGAAGAAAACTATATGCGTGTTATCATTACAACAAAACCTATTAAAAGAGGTAAGAATAAAAAGTGACAAAAAAATCTAAAGTTACTATTACTAAAACTATTCCTTGGCAATATGAATATAATATTTTAAAAGTCCCATATCAGGAATTTTTAGAATCTATTGAAGAGATGCCATTCGCAATGTTATTATATGAACATAGGTCTCATTGTGAATATAGAGGTCACAAATTAAAAAATCATCCAAACTTTGGTGATGAAAACAATCGCGATTTATATAATAGAATTCATGCTATTGAAAATGCACTCAAAGCACATTATTACAGACTTGGTGATGCTATAGAAGCATCACAGTATTGGGAAAACGAAAACTACAAACACACAAACAAGAAGAAAGAAGAGAATGTCAAAGTATCTAACAAATCTACTAAACAAACTAAACAATCCTGATGCAGCCATCGTAGCCGATGGTATTGATGGTGCAGATGTCACAGGATTCATTGATACTGGGTCATACGTATTGAACGCTTTGTTGTCGGGATCTATATATGGTGGACTACCCGCGAACAAGATCTCTTGTCTTGCAGGAGATCCTGCTACCGGAAAGACTTTCTATGCAATTGGTATCGCTACGCAATTTCTCAAAGACCACAAAGACGGTGTTGTCATCTACTTTGACACGGAGCAAGCAATCACTTCAGACATGTTTGCACAACGGGGAATCGATTCCAAAAGAATTGCAGTTGTTCCTGTTGCAACAATCGAAGAGTTCAAGAACCAGGCTCTCAAGATCGTCAATGATGTACTTGAAACACCTGAAGAAGACCGCAAGCCAATCTTTATGGTTCTTGATTCTTTGGGAATGTTATCGACAAACAAAGAAATGAGTGATTCGGCTGAAGGTAAGGATGTGCGTGATATGACCAAGGCACAACTTACGAAGGCTACATTCCGTGTTCTTACGCTGAAACTTGGTAAGGCAAAGATACCACTTCTTCTCACCAACCATACTTATCAAGTAATTGGTTCATATGTTCCTACTAAGGATCTTGGTGGTGGTAATGGTATCAAGTATGCAGCAAGTAATATTATCATGTTATCCAAGAGTAAGGATAAGACTGATGACGGTATTGTGGGTAACTTTATTAAGTGCACCAATTACAAGAATCGTTTTGTTAAAGAAAACATGCATGTGCAAACACGACTTAACTATACTTCTGGGTTAAGTAGATATTATGGCTTGACAGACCTTGCAATTGGATATAATATATTCAAGAAGGTTTCAACAAGAGTAGAACTCCCAGATGGTAGTAAAGCATTTGAGAAAAATATTGATGAAGATCCGGAAAAGTATTTTACAAAAGAAATTTTAGACAAACTAGACATTGAAATTCAAAAAGGGTTTAAGTATGGACAAGGAACTTAAAGACACTTATATTATATTAGACGATGCATCTGAATATTTGGCATTAGATACAGTACCAATTAAAATTACAGTTGATCCGTATCTTGATGTAGAATTTAGATTTCAAAAAATTAATATAAAAATGGAAGAAGAAAACTTAAATATTAATTTTAATGTTGAACTCTTAAAAAATCCAAATAATGTTGATGTTGAATTAAATAACCAAGAGTTCATTGACTTCTTGGGTAGAATCCTGTATGATATGCTTGTTAACCGAGACGATATTATAACAAAGACTCAGGCGGAACCTGAGCAAATTGATCTCGAAGATGATGTGCACAGTGACTCCTATGGAAAAAATTATTCTTAAGAATCTTGCCAAGAACGAAGAATTTGCACGTAAAGTACTCCCCTTTATCAAGGAGGAGTATTTTGCTTCTAGAGCAGAAAGAGTCTTGTATCTCAACTTAGAAAGCTTTGTTACTAAGTACACTTCACTTCCAACTAAAGATGCTTTGATTCTTATGATTGAAAAGCATAAAGGAATAAGCGAAGAAGAATACAAAGGTTCACTGCGTTTAATCACAGAAATTTTTGATAGCAATGATCGTGAAGATCAAGAGTGGTTACTTGACCATACAGAGAAATTCTGTAAGGAAAAGGCTATTCATCTTGCAATCATGAACTCTATTAATATTCTTGATGGTAAAGATAAAGAGTACACAGAATCTGCTATTCCAGAAATTCTCAGTAATGCATTGGCTATTAGTTTTGACACACGAGTGGGTCATGATTTCATCGAAGATTCTGATATTCGTTATCAATTTTATAACAAGACTGAGAAGCGTATTCCGTTTGACCTTGAGTATTTCAATACAATCACAGGTGGTGGTACTCCAACCAAAACTCTGAACATTGTAATGGCAGGTACAGGCTGTGGTAAGAGTCTTTTTCTGTGTCATCATGCTGCATCCTGTTTGATGCAAAACTTGAACGTTCTGTATATTACACTTGAGATGGCAGAAGAACGTATTGCTGAACGTATTGATGCAAATCTTCTTGATACTCCCGTACAAGATCTTGCAACTATGCCAATCGCATCGTACAAGAAGAAGATGGAACAACTCAAGAAGCAATCAACAGGTAGACTTATTATCAAAGAATATCCTACCGGTGGAGCAAACTCAAATCACTTTAGAATTCTACTGCAGGAACTACGTACAAAGAAGAAGTTTAAGCCAGATATCATTTTTATTGATTATCTGAATATCTGTTCGTCATCGAGAATGAAGCAAGGTGGTAACACGAACAGTTACCATTACATCAAGGCTATTGCTGAAGAACTACGTGGACTTGCAGTTGAGTTTGATCTTCCGATCTTTAGTGCTACTCAAGTCAATCGATCTGGGTTTTCAAGCACGGACGTTGGTTTGGAAGATACATCAGAATCGTTTGGTCTTCCCGCAACTGCAGATTTCTTTGTTGCTTTGATTCGTACTGATGAATTGGATGACTCGAAACAACTAATGGTTAAGCAACTCAAGAATCGTTATAACACAACTGCTGTTAACAGAAAGTTTGTTATTGGTGTCGAATTCAACAAGATGAAACTACATGATGTTGACGAAGGTACACAGCCTGTAATGGTTAGTTCTAATCAAAGCAGTAACAAGGACAAGCGTAACAACGAAGATTCTTATTACAAGAGTATCTCCGAGTCATCAAAGCAACTTAGTTCCGGATGGCAGATGTAATGCAGACTGTTGTTGATAAAAAATATATTAATATGGTGTCTGCTTCTCTTGAAAAATTCAAGTGGAAGAAAGATAACATGGCAGCGTGTCGGTGTTTTAAGTGTGGTGATTCACAGAAAAATAAAACAAAGACTCGTGGATATTTTTATGTAAACAAGGATCAGTATTACTATAAGTGTCATAACTGTGGATTCTGTTGTACTGTAAAGACAGTTCTAGAAAACTTGTCACCACAGTTGGCAAAAGAATATTCATTAGAAACTTACAAAATGAATATTGGTCGTAATATGTTTATGACAGCAGATGTAGTTGTAAAGGAACGTATTGTTCCAGACTATATCGGAAAATGTATTACAGATCTCCCTAAAGATCATTACGCCAGAGAATACGTAATGAAGAGACAAATACCAGAAGACAAATTACACCTCTTATATTTTACAGAAGATTTTTCTAAGATTGCAGAGAAGTTTTTTAAAACTTCATTTAGAGAACCAAGACTTGTAATTCCTTTTTTTGATGACAAGGATAGAGTTGTTGGTGTTCAGGGTCGTTCATTTGAAGTAAATGCAAAAATTCGATACATTACATACAAGAGTCCACACATTGAGCGTTTATGGTATGGGCTGAACAGCATTAATGCTTTAAAGCCAGTTTACGTAGTAGAAGGTCCGATTGATTCATTGTTTGTATCGAATGCCATTGCCATGGTAGGATCTAGTTATCCAGACCCACTACCAACAAAAATTGAAAACAGTAAATTAATTTTTGTATTTGATAACGAGCCTAGAAATATTGTCTTACACCACATGATGGAAAGGGCAATAAACGAGGGTCATAAAATTGTAATTTGGCCTTCTATACCTGAAAAAGATATTAATGAAATATGTCTTAAATATGGTACAGAGAAGATGAAACAAATGCTAGATAGTAATACCTATTCGACAAATGCAGCCAGACTAAAATTTGGTGCATGGAAAAGATCTTAATATGATAAATGATAATTTAGACAATAATGATGGTATGGAAAAGAAAGTTTGTCAGGCTTTTTTACAGTTTAATAATTATTTTAGTTTATATGTAAAAGAAGTAGACATAGATTTATGGAATAGAGCAGTAGAGTTTGCAAAGGACAGCGTTGATGTCCCCGGTGTATCTTTAAAATTTATTGACAACGATAATATAGACGAGTAATAAAAAATTATGAAACAAAGAATAACTGTCCTCGATAAAGGACACGTAGATCTTATTGATGTGATGGGTTCCGATTTAACGGTTGCCAATGCAGCCCGAGTTTCTTTTAATAAAGAAAGCGAATGGGATACGGAACTTAATTGGCTTTCTAAAACAACAGATAATACCTTATCTGCAAAAGATAAAAAATTAATTTCTTATCTAGCCAAACATAAACATTGGACACCCTTTGCACACCCACAGATCACAGTAAGAATTAAAGCTCCTATTTTTATTCGCACTCAACTTTTTAAACACAAAGTTGGATTTGTAGAAAATGAAGTAAGCCGTAGATATGTAACTGATACTCCGGAATTTTATATTCCAAGATGGAGATCAGCACCAACCACTGGGGCAAAACAAGGAAGCACAGATTTTATTTTAGATTCTGTAGTTGAAGATAAACTGAATACAGAGTATAATATGGTTCTCGAAGGAGCTTTGAAAACATATGAAAATCTTTTGGAACAGGGTGTCGCCCCAGAACAGGCGCGATCCGTCTTACCACAAGGCGCGTATACGGAGTGGTGGTGGACTGGATCACTTGCGGGTTTTGCTCGGGTCTACACACAACGAAGTGAGGCACACGCTCAATGGGAAGTACGTGAGTATGCCAATGCGATTGCCGCATCGATTTCTCCGTTCTTCCCTGTATCTTGGGAACATCTGACTAGTAAGGATAACACATGACAAATTTATCACCATTTCAAGAATTTATTTTTATCTCTCGTTATTCACGTTGGATCAACTCACAAAATCGCAGAGAGACGTGGACAGAATGCGTAGATCGTTGGTGGGATTATTTCACCACTAAAGTTCCATCGTTACTCGAACGTCCCGATGTACGTGAAGCAATTCTATCACTCGAAGTGCTACCTTCTATGCGTAGTCTCATGACTGCAGGTAAAGCACTAGATCATGACAACACATGTCTATATAATTGCTCATACCTTCCTATTGATTCTATTGATTCATTTGCAGAACTATTTGTTATTCTCATGAATGGTACAGGTACTGGGTATTCTGTTGAAAGACAATATACAGACAAACTCCCAACTGTTGCTAACAAGATTGTAAAGAATTTTGATAAGATAATTGTTGTAGAAGATTCAAAGGAAGGTTGGGGAGATGCAATTAAAACATTGTTCAGTGATCTCTATGCTGGTAAGCATCCTAAATGGGACTTGTCAAAAATTAGAGCATCTGGTGCACGACTTAAAACTTTTGGTGGTCGTGCTTCTGGTCCTGCTCCACTAGACAATTTATTCAAATTTATAGTAAAGGTCTTCTACAATGCACAGGGACGTAAACTTTCGGCTCTTGAGTGCCACGACACCTGCTGTGCCATCGCTAATGCCGTAATCGTGGGTGGAGTCCGTAGATCCGCTATGATCTCTCTCAGTGACCTGGGAGACCGTGAAATTGCCATGTGCAAGAGTGGCGCATGGTGGGAGCAAGCCGGGTTCCGGTCTTACGCCAATAACTCAGCCGTGTATCGCGGAAGACCCCCCATGGGACAGTTTCTTGAGGAGTGGACCTCTCTGTACAACTCCCACAGCGGAGAACGCGGTATGATCAATCGTAGGGCACTTCAAGAGCAAGCAGCGAAGTCTGGGCGAGACCCGGATTGTGAATATGGTACCAATCCATGTGCAGAAATTATTTTGAAACCTTTTGAATTTTGCAATCTTTCAACGGTCGTAGTTCGTATCGATGACACTGCTGCAAGCCTAAAGAAGAAGATTGAAATTGCCACTATTATTGGAACTGTTCAGTCTACATTTGTGAAATTTCCTTATCTTCGTCCTGATTGGAAGAAGAACTGTGAAGAGGAAAGATTGCTTGGTGTCTCCATGACAGGAATTTTTGATAATAAACTTACCAGCGGTCTTGACGGTAAGCCAAAACTTGTTCGACTTCTTGAGAATCTTCGTGACCATGCAACGGCTACAAATCTCAAATGGGCAGAGAAGTTGGGTATTAATCCTAGCAAGTCAATCACTTGCGTCAAGCCAGAAGGCACTACTTCTTGCTTAGTGGATTCAGCTTCGGGTTTACATCCACGCTATGCGGATTATTATTTCCGCAGAATCCGATTGGACAAGAAAGATCCTTTGTATAACTTGATGAAGGATCAAGGAGTCCCGTGCGAGGATGATGTGATAAACCCAACTTCTACTGCCGTATTTACTTTTGCAATGAAGGCTCCTCGTGGTACTGTTACTACAGAAGATCTTCGTGCAC